GTAAGTCTTCTATCCATATATAATATATTAGCGTATATCGGTATCATTTAGATACCTTCAGCTATTATACGCTGCGTAATACACTGAACCAAAGTTATCCTTATATGTTATTAGCCATATATTGATAATAGCTGAATATAAAACTATTGCCCATTATATAGGGGCGGTACTATATCAGGGAATAAAGACAAGTTAGACTTTAATCCTTTATTCTATTACCTATGAAAGTCATTATTAATACAAGATTTATGAAAAACAATAAAAATAAAATTTTTAATAATTATTCTTTATTCACAAGTCTTATTAATAATTACATCAGCTATATCAAATCCGATATACCACAGGAGACTTTAGTTAAATTACAAAACTGGTTTAATCATATTTCAATTATAATAGAATATATGCTTCATAGTAGATTTCAACCAAGTGTAAAGAAATTAAAATCAAATAGAAATATATCTGGCGATTTGAGACAACTACTAATTAAACAAGGAAAAATTGTTGAAAAACACACTGAAGAGCAGATTAACTTATTAGATATTATAAAATATTTCAAACTGCTTGAAAACTTTATACTTACAAAAAAGAATAGAAGAAATGATGTTAATGAATTAAATCTTTCTAGATTTAAAACTATCGCCCTAGATTGCTATGATACTCTCCCAAAACTATTATTCGAGGTCAAGCTGTCAGGTTCAGTGATAGAAAAATTGTCATTAACATTATTATTTTCAATAATAACTGTATATAGACAATTTAAAGTATCAGCTGTATTTGACAGTTCAACCATTACAAATGAATATTCTGGTACAAGATCAATAGAAGATGTATTAAATGATGAATTTTCACATCAAAATATATACAAATGACTAGATACGATAGAAAATCTAGAAGATGTAAAATCACATATAAAATTATTACTCTACAGTGGAAATGCATCATCTCCAAGTGGAGGAGCATCTAGTATCAACATACTTCATGATGTGTTAGCACTATCAAAAGACTCATGTTTATGACAGTGCGCACATGATTTAGCTAAAAACTTTGAGGGATATAATCTATTTTCAGACCTTGTAAACAATATACAAAGGAATGTTACAGACTCGGCTTCTATAGCCGACCCTGTATACACACTCTATACCGATAAAGAATCTGAAAAATGTTTGCATAGTAAAGTGTTTACTTTTACAGCACCTGGAGGTAAGGCTAGAATAATAGCAATGGCAGATTGAGTTTCTCAAACTGCTTTAAGTGCTATACATTTTAGTCTATTCAAATTTTTAACATTACTTAAAAGTGATACTACATTTGATCATCCAAGCGGTTTGAACTTGTATCATTATTCAGCTCAAAATTTTGTGTCTGTTGATCTATCTGCAGCTACCGACAGGATACCTAGAGAATTACAAGCTAGATTAATAGAATGTTTATATAACAAACTAGGTTATAATGGAGTTAGTATTGCAGAGAACTGATTAATATTAATGTCTAGATCATTTAGTACGAAAAGTTCTGCTTTTGAAAAGCAAACTAAAAGTATTAAATACGCAGTTGGCCAAGGAATGGGTTTATTTTCATCATGAGCAAGTTTAGCTTTATTTCATCACTATGTAACTAATTATATAGCTAAAGTAGAAATACATAACTATAAATTAGTTGGTGATGATTTACTGCTAAAAGACTCAATTGATAATTATAATGTCTATTTAGAATTCATGCTATCTATTGGAATGTCAATAAATGCTCACAAAACTATAATCTCACTAGAACAACCACATACAATAGAATATGCAAGAAATTATATTATAAATGGACAGCGTATAATTCCTATTCCTATAGGTACTGCTATAGCATGACTTAGAGGTCAAGTTCCAACAGAGACTCTCATCTGGTCACACCGGTTGATACTAAATCATGACTATTTAATCAAGTTAATAGAATTACTAGAAAATAGAGTATCACACATTCAACTATTAATTATGATATACTACTTTAATAAGCATACTGATATATCAAAAGATAAATTAGAACATTTATTAGGTAGTAATAAAAAGTTAAGTATGTTTAGTATTAATACACTCAACCAAATAAAGGATATAACAATGTCTGACAAGAAAACATGACATTTATCCGGTATAGACAACTTTTACTCAGCTGTAAAATCAGCTTGTGTAATGAGAAAAGATGATGAGCTGACAAAAGCATGTATCTTGGCAGAAAGTCTATCTCTTCTAAGCTATGCTGATGATTCACTTGTGCCTGCAGTTAATATACTGTTTTGTCGGCTTACAAGCGCAAGCTTAATAACCTTCACCAGAAATATCAGGCGGCCCAATAACCACGCGTAGGGAAAGATCCTTACTACTAGAGTACTTGGAATCTGTTTAAGATCTTAGCTGAATTTATTATGAGACGTTTTCGTTAATAGCAATTCTATTAGCTTTAACATATCGCATTCAAACTTACGTTACATCTCTTTAATAGCTTTCAGTGTAAAGTCCTCAGGATACTAAATGTATCCGAAGACATAGCTTATTTTAGGTAATTCAAGAGGGTATTTATCTTAATATCTTATTATATGAACAAAACATATAAAGAAATCTTGAACTAATACTTCTATTAGAGGAATTCTAATAACAGGAGATAGATTAAGACCGGAATAATAATATTTTTAATTATATATGGATGATATCCATTTGTCGATACTAACTTTTATTGTAGTGGTGTTCTACAAGCCTGGCGTGTCGAATAATCTCATAGAAGCGTGGTTTAACTACTACATGGTGTAGTAGTCAAGTTATACTACGATTAAAGTGAGGGGAACTACGCTTTTATATATATATAATTATTATATATGATATATACTAACCGATAATAATAATATTATCGGCTTTAGTGTATACATAATATATGTATTTATATATATAATAGTAAGTCTTCTATCCATATATAATATATTAGCGTATATCGGTATCATTTAGATACCTTCAGCTATTATACGCTGCGTAATACACTGAACCAAAGTTATCCTTATATGTTATTAGCCATATATT